AGCCCGAAATTTTTCCGAAATTTTTTAACGAATCGCAACCATCGGTAAAATTTTTTTGGCGGCGACCCCCTTGTGTGATTAATTTCAACCTCGTTGCTTGGTAGAACCCAATTCTGCCACACTATAAAGCTGTGACGCTAAATGATTTCATAGTCAGGAAATTCATCAACTTGACGTTATCCCACGGCAGGAAATTTCCAGAAATCTCCAGAAATTAGCAGAAAAGAGCTGCCATTTTGCTAAAAAATCTTTGTAACGAATCAGGAGATTGCATTCATTACGTATCTTAACCATTGTGATTTTTCACACCGTTCACAATGTTCATTACGCTGAATATTCACTCCGTTCACACCACGCACGACTATGTACATTCTATTTTGTCTATTATCAGTTTTTATCATTTATTATCATTTATTGTCAGTAACTTTTTATTTACCACTTTTTAAAATTTAGAAAAATTCGTTTTATTTAAACTAGAAATTCGTTTTATTTACCACTTTTTAAAATTTAGAAAAAAAACTTTTAAAGGAGAACGTATGACAAAAGTAATCGCAATTGACCCAGGGGAAACAAATGGAGTTTGTATGGCTACAAAAAGAAGTGATGGTAAATGGACATTGTCTTTAGTTGAAGCTTATTTACCAGAACAGTTATTTCAACTTCTTGAAAACGAGATAGATGTTAGTTTGGTTATTTATGAAACATATCGCCTATATGGAAGTAAAGCTAAAACGATGATAGGCAATGAATTTCTCACATCTCAGACCATTGGTGTTATCAGATATATTTGTGACAAACGTAAAATAATTTGCACTGATAGTCCAGCAACTAATAAGTCTTTTTGGACTGATGAAAAATTAAGAAAATTAGAATTGTATGTTCCGATAATCCACAAGCGTGATGCAATCAGACATTTCCTCCATTGGCTATATTTCATTAGTAAAGAAGCATCTCTAAAAGATTTATTGTAAACTTATTATGTTTTGCATCCGCAACATATCTTTAGTAACTTAGTAAATTTAAATTATACACTTTGCTTAATTGCAAGGTGTGTTTTTTTTATATATTATCATTTTAATTTATTTATATATTATTACTTTAACTTATATCATATATTATCCATTCGTATCATGTCCATTTCAAGAATGAATAAAATACAAAAATAGTAAACTTTATTATAATTATAATATTGGAGGATAATATTATGAGCCGTATTTCAATAAATCCTATGACTGGTTTGCAGAATCCAAATGCAAGACAGAGACAATTCGCACAAGCATATGTAAAATGTTTTAATATAACTCAAGCTGCTGAATCGACAACTAATTTACAAGGTGCAGCAGCTTACCAAACAGGCAGAAGAATGCTTGATTTACCTTATGTTAAAAAATATGTAGAGTTTCTTAGAGACCAAGCTATGGAAGAAATGGGCTTTACGAAAGAAAGAGTTATTGCAGAACTTTGTAAAATATCTTTTTCTGATATGGGCAACTTTATAACATGGTCATCTGAATGGAGTGAAGAACAGCATAGATATATTCATAGGGTTATAATCAATGATTCAGCTAATATTGATACAACAGTTATTAAAACTGTAAAAATTAATAAAAATGGTCAATTGGAAATCGATTTGTATGATAAACTTAATGCATTGGATAAACTTTGCAAGATTCTTGGTTTAAATGTTTCTGAAAAAGTCGAAATAACTGGTAAAGATGGGGGTGCAATTAAGATTGAAGACGTTCGTGCAAAACTCATCAGCAAAATTGATGCACTCGCTGATAAAGATGAAACCGACGCAGAGACAGGAGATTCTGAACAATCTAACGGATGAAGAAATTCAATATATTTATTATGATTGGAATTTATGGGCGAGACCAAATCAGATAATTCCTTCAGGTGTATGGCTCACTTGGTTAATTCAAGCAGGTCGTGGGTGGGGTAAGACGAGAGTTGGTGCAGAGACTGTTAAAATATGGAAAGAACAAGGATATAAACGTTTTGCTCTAATAGCCGAAACACCAGCTGATGCAAGAGATGTTATGATTGAAGGAGAATCTGGTTTATTGACAATTTCATACCCATGGGATAGACCAATTTATCAACCTTCTAAGAGGCGTATTGTTTGGGAATCGAATGGTGCAATGGCACTTATTTTCTCTGGTGCTAATCCAGAGCAACTTCGTGGACCACAACATGAAAAGGGTTGGGCTGATGAAATATTCGCATGGCAATATCCAGAAGAAACATGGGATATGTTAATGTTTGGATTACGTTTGGGAGACAATCCTCAAGTTGTTGTAACGTCCACACCTAAACCATTAAAACTTTTAAAGAAACTTAGAGCAGACGAATCAACAGTATTGACTATTGGTACAACTTATGAAAATAAAGATAATTTGGCAGCAAACTTTATAAAAGAAATATCCAGCAAGTATGAAGGTACTAGACTTGGAAGACAAGAATTATATGCAGAAATGTTGGATGATAACCCAAATGCTTTGTGGTCTCGTGAAATATTAGAAAGAACAAGAGTTTCACATGCTCCAGCAATGAAACGTATAGTTGTGGCAATAGACCCTGCTACAACGAGTGAAGAAGAATCTAACGAAACTGGAATCATAGTTGCAGGTCTTGGTGTAGATGACAATGGTTATGTTTTAGAAGATGGCACTATGAAAGCAACTCCTAAAACGTGGGCGTCAAAAGCAGTTAATTTATATTATAAATGGAAAGCAGACCGAATTGTCGCAGAAGCGAATCAGGGTGGAGATATGATAGAAGCCACGATTCGTGGCATTGATAAAAACGTATCATTTAAAAAAGTTCACGCAACAAAAGGTAAGCTTACAAGAGCCGAACCAATATCGTCATTGTATGAACAGAATAGATGTCATCACGTAGGAACATTTGGCAGACTCGAAGATGAATTGTGCGAATGGGAAATAGGAATGGATTCACCTGATAGATTGGATGCAAATGTTTGGGCATTCACAGAATTAATGATAACTGGCAGAACAGTAGTAATAGCTGCCCCCAAAATTGATAGAGTTAGTAGTAAGTGGAGGTAAATATGGCTGGCGTATATTCTGAGCGTGGACTTACTGGATTAACGAGATTCGGAGGTCTAATATATGAAGAATGGTTAAAAGAACTTCAAGGCAGTAGAGGTGCCAAAGTATATAAAGAAATGCGAGACAATGATGCTATTATTGGCTCGTTTCTTTTTGCTATAGAAATGTTAATAAGAAAGGTGTCATGGAGAGCTGAAGCTTCTAATACAACACCTGAAGCAATAGAGCAAGCAAAATTTATAGAATCGTGTTTGGCAGATATGAAAATGACTTGGAATGATATTGTTTCTGAAATATTAAGCTTTTTAACATTTGGATGGTCTTTAATGGAAATATGTTATAAAATTAGAGATGGTGCTAAAAGTAGTTATGATGATTATAAAATAGGATGGGCAAAATGGGGAATAAGAGCTCAAGAAACATTAGTGGAATGGATATATAATTCAAACAATGAACTTACTGGAATGAAACAAATGGCTGCACCCGATTATATAGAAAGAATAATTCCCATAGAGAAATCTCTTCTTTTTAGAACAAAAAGTAATAAAGAAAATCCAGAAGGTCGTTCAATGCTTCGTAATGCATATCGTTCGTGGTATTTTAAGAAAAATATTGAAGAAATAGAAGCTATAGGAATAGAAAGAGATTTGGCTGGTTTTCCTGTGATGTGGATACCTCCAGAAATCTTTGCTCAAGAAACAGATGCTACAAAAACTGCATATGCAAATTATAAACAAATCATAACGAATATTAAACGTGATGAGCAAGAAGGTTTAATGATGCCATTGATGTATGATGACAATGGCAACAAAATGTATGATGTACAAATGCTTGGTTCAAGTTCTACAAGAAGACAATTTGATACAAATATAACTATACAAAGATATGAACAACGTATTGCAATGACTGTTATGGCAGATTTCCTTTTAATTGGTCACGAGAAAACTGGTTCGTACGCTTTGTCCGAAAACAAGACATCAATGTTTCAAGCTGCTCTTGAAACCATTATACAATGTATTTGTGACACTATTAACAAAGATGCAATTCCTAGATTGATGAAACTAAATGGTATTAACGACAGTGAAAATTATCCGAATTTAACACATAAAGACATTGCTCCAGTTGATTTGGAAGTATTTGGTAGCTTTATTCAAAAAGTCGTATCGGCTGGTGCCATTAGTGTTGTTGGTGATGTTGAGCTTGAAAATTATATTAGGGAAAAAGCTAATCTTCCTGCCAGACCAGATATGGATACAACAGAGTTTCTCATTGACCACAAAATAGATACTGTTGATAGTAAAAAACAAAAAGCAGATTTGGTCAGAATGTTTGAAACGATAGTTAATGCTGCAGGCAGTAAAGAAGTCGTAAACGATAAGAAAGAGGTTGTTGATGACAACTAATTGGTTAAATATACAAAGAGTAGCCGATAGATATGAAGAGAAGTTATTCAAAGAATATCTTGTCTTGTTCAATCAATTACGTGAAAGTGTAAGCGATAAAGACCTTATGGTTACAAACGATATAAGTTTTTACGATAATTATATCGACTGGAATTTACTTGAAAATAAAGCATATAATATTTATTATACGACAGTTTTAATAGTATCAGATGCTTACGACGTTTCTGACGAAGACATGACTAAAGTTTCAAAAGCTTTTGTTGACAATTCAAACTTTAATATAAGAAATCCTAAAGCGGCAGATTGGGCAAAGATACACGTTGGAAATAATATTAAGCAAATTAACGAAGCGACCAGAGATGGTGTTAAAACAGTTATAGAAGATGCTTTAAAGTATGGCGGACATCCAAAGGAAACTGCCCAAAATGTAAAAAGTTTTATTGGCTTAACAAGTAGTCAAACATCAAGTTTATTAAAATATAAGAAACAACTTGAAAGAAATGGAATATCGCCAACTGAAATTGATAGAAAACTTAAATTGAAAATAAGACAGAAACTTTTTGAAAGAGCATTGCTTATTACC